CGGCAGCGTCAGATGTGTATAAGAGACAGACTTGGAACAGACCGCAATCGAGCGGCTGAAAGCGGCATCGGATATGAGTCTGCGGCTTTTTGAGAAACCGCTGGTGATCACCTACTCCGGCGGGAAGGACAGCGATGTGCTGTTGCATCTGGCAAGGGCCAGCGGCATCCCATTTGAGGTATTGCACAGCCTGACCACGGCGGACGCACCGGAGACGGTGCGGCATGTGTACGATACGTTCCGCCGGTTGGAGGAAAAGGGTGTGAAGTGCGACGTGGACAAGCACGTTCAGCCGGACGGGAGCCGCGTGACCATGTGGAATCTGATCCCCCGGAAGCTGATGCCGCCCACACGCCTAGTGCGGTACTGTTGCGCCGTCCTTAAAGAGGGGGGAGGCAAGGATCGGTTTATCGCTACGGGTGTTCGCTGGGCGGAATCCACGGCCAGGAAACGCCGCGGCGGTTTAGAGGTATTAACGTCTAAGCCACAAAGCAAATTGATCCTATCAAACGATAATGACGAGGATCGCCGATTATTTGAAACGTGCCAACTAAAGGGGAAGCGGGTGGTGAACCCCATCATCGACTGGAAGGACAATGAGGTACTGGATTATGCTGCTATTGAAAAAATTCCCATGAACCCGCTGTACTGCGAGGGCTTCCACCGGGTCGGCTGCGTAGGCTGTCCTATGGCATCAAAAGCAAGGACTATGGAGTTCGCTCGCTATCCGAGAATCAAGGCGGCGTATATTCGGGTCTTTGATCGGATGCTGGAAGAACGGAGGAAGCGAAGTCTGCCGTGCCAGTGGCAATCTGGCGTGGATGTATTCCATTGGTGGATGGAGGACGGCGTTCTGCCGGGGCAGGAAGTGCTTGGAGGGTTTGAGGAATGAATGAAAGGGATATGCAGACTATGAACAATCAAGACCTCGTAAATGCGCTTAGATGCGCTTCAACAGCAGGCGGACCAATGGGCGACTGCGAGAAATTTCCGTTTTACAAAACGGAGCCGGTCCCAGAAGAACTGGTGGAAAAAGTCAATTTGAAAGAGTGGCCCTACTGCGAGGTTGACTCGATGGTGCTTGCCGCCGCCGACCGGATCGAGGCGTGCCTGAAATGCGGCAACTACACGCTGGCCCATGAGGGGGCCTGTAACGGATGCCGGTGGAGGGAGATGCACCATGAAACGTGAGACATATCAGCACGGAATTTCCGGGATCAAGTGGGGAATCTGGAATTGCCAGAAAAAGTGTTTTCAGTTCGACATTCGCGAAGATACCCCTATGCTGGCCGTAGCACGGCTTTATCAGAAAATCGGCGATGACGCCAGAAAGTGGCGCTTTGAGCCGAGGCAACTGTCGAAGCAGACGGAGGTGGAAAATGCTGAAGCCAAGTGATTTGACGAAGGCGGAACTGCTGCAAGTGGTAGAAATGCTGGCGGAAACGGCTAACGAATATTATTTGGATCGTGCGCTGGGACGCATCGAAATGCAGCGGAACGATGCCCATTACGCAAGATGCCGAAAGCTGATTGACGAAGAACAAAAGCACTATGCAGCCTATTTCGATCTTCTTCGGCCATACGAGGGCAAGCCCATTGTGGATGTACCGCAGGATGTTTTGGAACAAGCGCAGGCAGAGTTTGACAAGGCGAGGGCAGCTGGACAAGAGTGGAACAGGCGGAATGGAATCAAACTGAAAGGGAGGAAATGTGATGGGAAATGTTAATTGCCTGCGTTGCCGCTTTAGGCATGAGGATAACGGGAACTGTACTGCGGTCGGCGGGTTCTGCACGGCGGTCCCGGCGGCGCACTGCCCGCTACTGCGTCAGTATTTAGACACGGGCATGACACCGGAAGCGTTTCAATCTTATGTAGTCTTTCTTCAGGATTTGATCGGAGACCAAAAAGCAAGTGAGGCACTGGACAGGTTCCGCCAGCTGGTCAAAGCCGACAGAGACGGACGCGTGGTGGTGCGTCCGTGCAAGGTAGGGGACACGTTATTCAGAGTGTTCGCCGGAGAAATCTTAGAGCACAAAGTCAGAAACATGAGATACCTCGCAATACAGGGACGGTGGGACATTGATACAACCCCGTTCTGCTCATACGTAGAAAGTTCCATAGGGAAAACAATTTTCTTAACACACGAGCAGGCGGAGCGTGCATTGGAGGCGATGAAGGATGGCAATTAGTAAAAAGATGCGCGAGACCGTATGGCAAAAATACGGTGGGAGGTGCGCTTACTGCGGAAGAAAAATTAAGCTCTGCGATATGCAGGTAGACCATTTTATCCCGAAAAACGGGTATTTCGCACAGGGGACAGATGACCTGTCCAATCTCATGCCCTCTTGCCGGATGTGCAACCACTACAAGCGAGCCAATCCGTTAGAGTTGTTTCGGACGTACATCGCAGAAATTCCTCGCAAACTGCGCGGCAACTACATTTACAAGGTTGGTGTAGCCTACGGCAACATCATCGAAAACGAAAAGCCCATCGTGTTTTTCTTTGAGACGGAGGAGGCGAAGCGGGATGGCTGAATATAAAATCTGCTTTAGCGTAGCTGGGGCGTTTGGCGCTCAAATCAGCTTTGAGGCAAAACCCGGCGTATCCTATGAGGACGTTGCGGCGGCTCTTGACAAAGACAAACTGGCGAAGCTGATATGCCTCGACACCTTGGGCTACTCCGCAAAGGATATTGAGATTATCACGCCGGAACAGTACGAGGCGGAATTTGGAGGGGATGAGGATGGCTGAATACATGAGCCGGGAGGCGGCGTTTAATGCTATAACCGATCTTGCAGGGAAAGCCCCGACGCGCTCGGCTTATGAAGCTGTATGGAAATCAGCGAGAGCGTTGAAGAAAATTCCTGCCGCCGACGTGGCCCCAATCGAAGCGCTGGAGCACCTGCGGGACGAGCTGTGCGCGCAGGACCTAATCACCATGGAGGGGCTGAGAAAGTTGAACACGCTGATTTGGAAATACACAACGGTGCATGACGGAGGTGCTGACCATGAGGCTGATTGATGTTGATGATTTGGGCGTGGGCCGGTGCAGCAGAGATGTTGTCCCTGCGGCGTATTGTGCTGGTTGGAACGGCTTACTTGGCTTGATCGAAAAAGCCCCCACCGTGGATGCCGTGCCGGTGGTGCATGGGCAGTGGATGAAACGCAGAAACGGCGGGACATTGTGCAGTAGATGCGGACACTATACCCAGCATAAGGGGAATGTATTAGACATGAGCGAGGCTATTGCTTGCCCATGGTGCGGAGCCAAGATGGACGGAGGGACTGAATGAAACGGAAAGACTGGCTGATTATAGCCTTTTGGACGCTGGTCATAGCCGCTGGCATTGCGTTTATCGTGTTTTATTTCAAAAGCATTCTGACCGCCGACATTCCACTGTGGCTGAAACTGCACTTGTTAAGGGGGAAGTAAGATGGCCAAACAATCGGGGTACTTGCAACGGTGGGAGAACGAGACCAACCGGCTGCTTCAGGCAACGATGGTTATAACCTCGCAATATGACATTGATACACTGCAAATCGCGATCCACCAGTCGGAGGGCTGGGGCTATGATCGCATTATGAGGCTCACCGAAGCATGGGCAGAGGTGAGAAAAGAATACAGGCCGGCGCTGGACTACAAGAACCCGGCGGCGGACGTGTGTCAGGAGCACATGGACCGGGTGCTGAAAGAGATCATCCGGGATAAGGCGGAGCTGATTCCGCACGCTGAGCGGTACAAAGATTTGAAAAAAGTGACGTATGGGGGACGGAAATGAAGATCGGACAGACGGTAGAGGCGAAGTTCAAGACGCTGCCGGTGGAGCGGGCGAAAAGTGAGCGGTCAAGCGTGGAGCTGTGCCCGATTCGGCGGGGGCGGGTCGCATGGATTCACCCTCGCGGACGGTTTATCGCCGTGACCACCCACACCAAGGGCGGGGACGTGACGGAAAACTTCTTGCCCGGAGAGGTCCGGGCAGTCTGAGAAAGGAGGAAGCTGATATGGCGGAAACGATTTTGAATTTTGTACTCCTGCTTATAGTGGTGGGCTTTGCGGTCTATGAGTCATCCAGCGGGAATATTGCCATGACCGTATACGCCTGTGCGCTGCTGGTTCTGTATTCTTTGCTGTGGAAACTGGACCTCATTGAAAAGCGCGCCCAACGGATCTGCGAGCTGCTGGAAAGGGAGGGGGACGATGGAGAGGAATGAGGACCACAAGCAGGGCAGGGAACTGCCGGTCTACGCGGTACGGCTACGGGAATTGCGGTGGGCCAGAGGCATGAGCAGCCGCCGGGTATCCGAATACTGCGGCATGAGCCACGGTATGGTAGGCTTTTACGAAAGCGGCATGAAGGAACCGAAGGCCACGGCCCTGATCACGCTGGCGGATTTTTACGGCGTGAGCGTGGATTACATCCTCGGCTTGGAGCCGGAATAAAAAATTTTTCAAGTGGCTACTAAAGTTTACCAAATTGGGAAAACCTTGTGAAATAATAGAGAGTGAGAAGAATTAAGTTTCTTTTCACTCTCTGTTTTTTAGGGGAAGGAGGCCGCGAATGGAACTGGAACCGATGGATACAGCGGAACTGACTGCACAGCAGGAACGCTATGACGCCATTGCCCGTGCCACGAGCGACAGCCTTTCCCTTTTTTACTGCTGCATTGAATTTGACCGGCCCTTTGATATGCTGGCGGTGCCAAAGGAACCGGACGTGGGCGAGAAGTGGATCGCCTATCTGGACAACCTGCGGCTGAAGAAACTGGACACGCGGCGGGGAGAACCCCTTGGCTTTCTGGATGGTCTGACGGACATTACCAAGATTTTTGGCGAGGGACTGTCCGCCGGGGAATTTACCAAAGCGGTGGGCAATGAGAAGTCCGCCCGGAACCGGAAGGTGGGGACTGCACAGCAGAGGAAGAACTGGGGCGAGAACTCCGCAAAGAACCCCTACACCTCTGAGGACTATGACGAACTGGATCGCATTTACGAGGCACTGTCCAGCGACCTGATGGCGGCGGGCGGCGTAAGCGTGAAGCAGGAGTTTATTCTGCGGGACTGCGCGAAGATGACGCTGGACCGGGACAAGATGCGGGCCATCGGCCAATATGACAAGGCGGCTAAGCTGAACAAGATGGTTCAGGATAACCTGTCCAGCGAGGGACTGCGGAAAAAGGATGCGAAGCCCATTGACGATCTGCGGATCGACAGTCTGGTGGAAGCACTGGAAAAGAAAGGACTTTTGAAAAACGGGAAGCAATGCGACCCGGACGAAATGTTCCGCATTTTGTTTGGGCGATCCTGCAAATACCCCTACACCATGGACGCGGCGGAACAGATGCTTATGATCAACGAAAACCGGATGCGGCAGAACGAGGGGCGGCCTGAGCTGACCACCCTGCCGCCGGAGATGCGGCTGCGGGACGAGTTGGGGGAGTTTGCGGAGGAACCCAATGAGCAGGAGAAGGAGGCATATCAGCGGCTCGGACTGGTGAAGATGCCTCCGGCGAAGAAAAATCGGTAAGGAGGAGCCATGGCACGGCGGGCCGGAAAGGCATGGACAAGTTCGCAGGGCTGGGTCAGCGTGAAGCCCACGGCAGAGCGGGACTACACGGACTATGAGGATGCCTGGTGGGCCTTTCTGATCTGGGTGTTCCGGTGGTATCCGGACAAGCTGCTGGACCTTGTGCGGAGCGATGAAGCGGACTTCGCCAACGAGGAGATCCTGCAGCGGGTGATGGTGCGGGCCTACGCCCGGAAACGGGAGGTGGCGATCACCGGAACCCGAAGCCTGACAAAGACCAGCACAAAGATGAAATACGCCATGGTGAACGGGCTGGTATGGCCGGGGACCCAGAGCGCGTATTATGGTCCAAGCTACAAACAGCTTGCCGCCATCGGCGGGAAAACCTACCACCAGATTGAGCACGATTACCCCATCCTTGCCAAGCACTGGCGGGTCAGCGCGGAGAGCAAGGACGATTTCAAGATCGAGACGGACGGCGGAAGCGCCTTTTACATCTCCGCCATGCGCGGCGACAACCTGCATGACGTGACGGCGGAGGAATACGCACAGGAAGAAAACCCACCCTTCGACTACAACGAGTATTCCACCGTGGTGCTGCCGGCTGTGCGTCTCTGGCACAACATCAGCGGTGAGCGGGACAAAAACTTTGTAGGCTACAAGAAACACGCCATCACCAGCGCAGGGCGCAAGCAGAACCACGCGTTTCAGACCCGGTGCAAGGTGATGAAAAAAATGACCCAAGGGGAAAGCGCCTTTGCCGTTGACATTTCATGGGAGAGTATCGTGCTCATGCAGATGCGGCCCTATGAGTGGGCGCAGGGACTCCGGGAGGAGCTGACGGCGGAAAAGTGGATGCGGGAGATGGAGAGCCGGTACACCGGCGCGGACGAGTTCCCCGTGCTTTCCGACGAGGTGCTGACGGATTCCCAGCGGGTGCTGGTGATGGAGACGGAGCACTGCTGCAAGGACCCGCACCCCAAGCTGGACCCGGAGGAAGTTATTTACATCGTGGGCTATGACGTTTCCTACGAGGATTCGGCAAAGAACGCCAAGTGTGCCTGCGTGGTGCTGAAGCTGACCCGTCAGCGGGAATACCTGAAACGGGACCGCTTTTTGAAGCAGCTGGTCTACATCGACGATTGGCCCCCACCGGACAAGAGCAAGGCGCAGGCACGGCGGCTGAAGGCGATATGGAATCGGTTCTGCTATGACGGAAGCCAGACCTACATCTCCATTGACTCGTGGCAGTACGGGCGCGGGGTGCTGGAAGATTTGATGACCGACTTGGGAGACGGCCTTCCACCCCTGTGTGTGAAGAACCACGCGGCCTACGCGGCGGCGGAGCTGCCGGGGGCCATTCCGGTGATCTACCCCATCAAGGCAGGCGGCACCGGCGTGACGGACCCGGACTTTGAAATGCTGAAATACGCGCAGACGGAGTTTGAACACCACAACGTTGAACTGCTGACGCTGAACGCCAATGAGGGCGTGGAGGCGTATAAGCGCGCCCACCGCATCCGGGACGATGACCGGGACTACCAGTTCGCACAGCCCTACCAGAAGTGCCGGGAGCTGTCCGGCCAGATACAGAACCTGAAGCTGGTGCCCAGCGGGGCGGGGATGAGCGAGAAGCGCATTTCCAAGGCCATTCAGCGCGATAGCTGGTCCGCCACGAAATATGCCCTGCGGCTGGCTCAGCTGATCGAGCGGGAGGAACTGCTGACGGAGATCCACGGGAAAAACAAGAGCGACTGGGCGTCGGCGCTGGATCGGTTCAAGGAAAACAAAGTGGCACCGCCTATCAGCACCGGAAGCAGCGGACGGCTGGTGACGGCGCGGCGGGGAGGCCGGAGGTTTTGACAATGGCTCAACGGAAGAAACGATACCGGCTGTACGCCATGGGGCGGACCCGGAAAACGGAAGAGATCGCGTATGACACCCGGTTTTACCGGATCTGCGCAGGGTACATTCTGCTGTATCTCACCGGGCGGAAAAAGCCGGAGGGCGCAGTGGAGGTGGCCGGGGCAGACCTGGACCGTCTGACAGACGGGGACCGCCTGTGGCTGGCGGACTGCAACACCATGATTCTGGCAGAAGCGGCGGCCCAAGCAGGCGCAACGCCGGAAGAGGCGGAGAAGCAATGGGCCAGCACTCTGGACCGGCTGGAATTGGAATTGCAGAAGGAGCGGGAACGCATGAAGGGAGGTGGGGAGCATGGACCTGCAAACTGAATTGAGGTCGGTGCAATTCGCCTCGTACCCGAAGATATTCGGAAGGCTGCGGGAACTGGCGGCACAGTACGGCGATCTGCCCATGGACGCCGTAAGCAGCGCGTTTATGCGGGCGGCCAGCAACACCTACACCCGGAATAACCCCTACATTCAGAACCGCCGGGTAAAGGCCATTTCCTCCTTGCCGGTGAATTACAGCAAGGACAAGGTGGCGGAGATGCTCACCGCACCGGACGGCAACGAACAGGGCCTGCGGCAGGTGGCTCACGCGCTGGAATGGACGGCGTATCCCCTGTTTCACACCCGGAAGGTGTACACGGAAATGCTGACTTACCACAGCTACATTGCCCCGGAGTACGCCACAGAGGAAGAAGCAAAGCGGGAGGACTTTCTGCGGGAATGGCAGCTTTTGGACAAGCTGCGGAAAACGCTGGACCCCAAGGCCACGGCCCATGAGATCGCGGGGCAGGTCTTGCAGGAGGGAAAGGTTTTCTACTATCCACGGATCAGCGTGGACAAGCCCCACAACAAGGTAAACCACGCCTTTTTACAGCAGCTCCCCAGCGACTGGGTAAAGATCGTTGGGTTCAACAACGTGTCGAAATACACGGTGGCGATGAACCTGATGTACTTTATGCAGCCGGGGACGGATCCGCTGCAGTTCGGAGACCTGCTGCTGCCCTATCTGGATGACTTCTACGCATCGGCGGAGCGGGCACCGGAGGGCACGGGGAAACGGGTGATCTTCGCGGCGCGGGACCGGGTGGACCTGAACGTGCTGGAACAGCGGAGGAAGCAGACCGGCGGCCGCTTGGCGGGAGACCCGGAGGTATACTCCCAGAACGGGCGGTGGTTTTATTGGGTGACACTGCCGGTGGACAAGATTTTCACCTTTGAGGCAGACGATGTATCCCGGAACGCCATTTCCCCGCTGGCGGGGCTGTATCTCTCTCTGGTGCAGATGGCGCAGTACGAGCAGATCCAGTTGGAACTGGTGCAGAATCCCCTGATCGCCCTGTTTACCGGCGAGATCCCCTACAAGGATAAGTCCGAAATTACAAGCACAGAGGACGATTACCGGCTTTCCGACGCGGGACGGCGGCTGTTTGAGTACCTGTGGTATCAGATGCTGACAGAGAGCAACACCAGCGGGATCGGCTGGTTCACGGCCCCTGTGGAAAACATCAAAATGCACCAGCTGGCAGAAGCGCCCAGCGCCACCAAGATTTCCGCAGCCGGGTACAGCTACGCCATGAACAAGGCGGGGCTGTCCGCCATCGTACCCACCACGGAGGACCCCAAGGCAGGCATTGCTCAAATCTCCCTGCAAATCGAAGGAAAATTCGCGGAGTGCGTATACCGGGGCTACGAACGGATGATGGCGGCCATTATGGACAAGCTGAATCTGAAATATTCGTGGCGGTTCAGTTTGTTCGGGACCCTCTCCACCGAGGAAAAGCGGATGGAGGAGGCCAAGCAGGGCATGACCCTCGGCATCCTGCCCCAGACCATTATCTACATGGCTATGAACGATCTTTCCCTGCTGGACGATCTGAGCATTTCCAACGCCATCAAGGCAAGCGGCATCATGGATAAGCGTCTGCCGCTGGTGACAAGCTACAATGCCAAGCAGTCCGAAAGCGGACTGCCGCCCCAGGCGGCCCACGATCTGAACCCCGGCGGGAGACCCAAGGGGGACGGCACCGTGACCAGCGAGGGACAGGAAGCGGACATCGACACCTACGGCGGATAGCCGAAGAAAAAGTGAACAGAGCACCCCGCTCTAAGCGGTGAGCGGGAGGAGCAAAGCGTTGCTGACGCCGGATATTCCGGCGTGGGCAGTGCTTTTTTTCAACACGAGAGGAGGAAACCACATGGCAAAGCTGCGGGACATTTACCACTACGAAAATCCCCGCTTTTCCCCGCTGCGGGACGCGGCGAGGCGGGCCACAGCGGCATACCAGAACGCCGCACGGGGCCTGGACACGCTGAAGGAGTGGGTTCTGGTGGAGTTTGGACTGGTACACACGGCGGACGCCATTCACCGTCTGGCCCACGAACAGCCCAAGCGGTTTGACGTGATCGGAGACATTCTTCACCAGCGGCACCTGATGCAGGAATACCCGGAGACCCCGGAATACCGGGAGCGGCCGGAGGACATGGACGGCGTTTTCGGAGAGGTGATCCGGCTGTTGGAGGACATTGAGGATGCCTTGCGGGACTGCGTGGGCGCCAGCGAAGAAGTGGGGCTGTATCCGCTGGCAAGGGAATTTGAAAACCTTCAGATGGAGAACAGCAAAAGCTACGAGACCATGCTCTACGCATGGCAGATGTATGACAAGACCGACGGCAGCGCCACCAGCTATGACAACTGGGTGGAAAAGCTGTTTGACGGAGAGGAGGCGTGACCATGCCGTTTCGGACGAGAGGAACCCCGCCGGAGCACGTAAAAATGTCCGGCGAGCTGCGGGTCATGCAACGGCTCAGTGAATACGAGTTCGGCGTGGAACTGTGGGTCATGCGCTCCGGGCTGAATGAGAATCATTGGGATTTCCGCAATATGCGGGAGCACTACCTGACGTTTGTGGGTCAGCCCATTCTGTGTGCCTATGTGGGCCGCAAGGTGGGGGACGGACACAACATGAGAGAAGTGCGGGACCCCTACACCGGCGAGAAGGGCTACACGTTCATGGACGGAACGGCGGAGCGCATCGTAGGGACCCTATCCGACGATCCCAAGGACTTTTCTATTGTGGAAGAGGACGGGAACGAGTGGATCAGGGCAAAGGGCCGGTTATTCCAGTTTTACGCACCGGAATTGGTGGAAAAAATCGTGCGGACAGGGCGCATGGATGTTTCCGCTGAGACCGATACGAAAAAATCCCACATGGATGGCGAGAACGAGATCATTACGGATTGGGCAGGTCTCGGCGTAACCGTGCTGGGAGACGATGTGCCGCCGGCAATTCCGGGGGCGCGGATCAAGGCGCTGAGTGCCATGCAGGAAGAGTTTAAGACATTAAAACTGCGGGCGGCGTCTCTGGACCCCGGAAAGGGAAGCAACGAAACGAACAAGAGAAAAGGAGTGAACATCATGAGCAAGAAGGCAATGGAGGCCATGTCTGAAAAGTTCAAGGGCTACCGCGTGGTCGCTCTGAGCGAGGACGGGATGCACGTTGGCCTCGTGGACTCTGCCGGCAGCGCTTATACCTACGCCTTTAACGCGGAGGATAACGGCGCCGTGGTGGAGAGCCGCATCAAGCCCGCTTACCTCACGGCAGCCTTCCCCTTTGGCGAGGGCGTGAACGCCATGGCAGAGGTGAGCGACATCGTGGACTATGCCTGCGCCGCAAAGGGGCAGCAGGCGGAGGACGTGAAGGCACTGCAGGCACGTCTGGAAGCAGCGGAGGAGAAAATCCGCACCATGGAAGCCGCTGAGCATGAGCGCCGGGTCGAGGCCGTGAAGGAAGCCGTGAACGGCGCCTTGGAGGACATCCGGGCTTGCGCCGTGGAAGGTGACGCCGACATGACCGAGACCGCCAAGGGCCTGTGCGACCGGGCAGAGGAGTTCGCCGCCATGGAGACTGACGGGAAGTTCTGCGGCGCTGACCGCGCCGTGCTGGACCTGATGGCCGCACACGGTAAGGCACAGACCGAAAAGCGCAAGAAGGAAATGGCCGCCAAGCAGCATTCCTTCGCATGGAACAACCCCAAGACCAACGGCGGTGAGGGCGGCGGCATCATGGAGATGCTGGGCCGCATGAACGGCTGAGATACGAGAGGAGAGTGAATCACAATGGCATACATTGAAAAGACCGCATTTTGGCCCAGAGTGACAAACCGGGTGTTCGACGAGACGCTGAACATCACCGGCAAGTTCCAGAACGGCGATAAGGCAGACGAGACCTGCTCCGCAGGTTTCCTGTGCGTGAAGGACGAGCTGATGGACTGCGAGGGCTATGTGGGCGTTGGCCCCACCGGATCCACCGTGACCATCAAGAACAGCAACAGCTGGAACATGAAGGTCACCGGAGCCGCCGTGAAGAGCGAGGGCGACGGCATTTACGCCTGCAACCCCTATGACGTGAACATGGTTCAGGACCCCGCCACCGGCAACCTCTACAAGGTTGGCGCCAACACCCTGGGCCTGCCCGCTCCCAAGGGCTATCCCGTCACCTTCACCAAGATCGTGTTCGACGGGAACAAGATTTACCGCTTCGGCATCGGCAACCTGTCCACCACTTTGGGGGCCAACAAGTTTTTGACCATTGCCAACGGCCTGCTGGTGCCCGCCACCGCCGCTCCCACCGACGTGGGGACTCCGTACTTCAAGGTTCTGCCCACCGGCGGCACCTTTACCGAGGGCGCACAGAGCGCATTTGAGTTCGTGGACGTGCTGGCCTGCAAGGTTGACGCGGCAGCGGGCTGAGAAACGAGAGGAGAGTGACAACAATGGCAATCAGACTAAACAGCATTGATCCTAATGTGTATGACAGCGCCGCCAAGGAGTTCAGCAACGCGGAACGTGATCGGGCCGACATCGTGACCTGCGGCCGTCTGCTAATGCGTGAGCGTCTGGGCCGGGATGAGCGCGCCCTGCGGATCATGACCAAGCAGCCCGACGATTTCACCGCCATGCTGGCGGACGGCGAGGGGCAGAACAGCTACAGCATGACCAACCGCAACCTTCAGAAGAACCTGCTGCTTTTTTGCGCCAAGCGGGTGTGCGCCCTGAGCGGCGAGATCCCTCCCGCCGATCTGGACGAGTTCCGCCGCAACCAGCGCAAGTTCATGAGCGACAGCCTGTACCTCAAGACTCTGGCCGGTATCGTCACCGAGATCGTGACCCCCATGCTGCCCACCGTCATGAGTTCCGGGCTGGGCTGGCTGGCTGAGATGACCACCGTGCCCATCGGCCAGACCAAGGAACTGGACATCATGAGCAACGACATCTTCCTCTTTGAGGATGACAGCTGGGGCGCCTCCCGCTCCAAGCCCGCCAACACCCTCTACAACAAGAGCGTGACCCTGAACCCCCGTCTGCGCACCGCACGGGTGAGCATGAAGTGGTATCAGCTGGTGGGCAACGATGCCGACATGGGGCGGTTCTTCAACGCTCTGGCCGCCGGTATGTACTCCAAGATCACAGCGCTGTGGATCAGCACCCTGACCAAGATGACCGCCAACACCGCCTATGTGCCCAACAACATGAACTTTACCAACACCTCCGCAAACTGGGTCACTGCCGGTGAGCGGGTGAGCGTGGTGAACGGGACCCGTTACCGGAACATCATTGGCGTGGCTCGTCCCTCCGCCCTGACCAAGGCGCTGCCCAGCGGTGTGGTGAACGCCTCCACCGTGAACCTGGATGCGGCCCTGTCCACCATGCTGGGGCTGGACTGGACGCGCTATGGGTTCCTTGGCGAGTACATGGGCATGAACCTGATGCCCATCGACACGGCCATTGTGCCGGGGACCCAGAATACCAGTGCGATCGATATTGTTCCCGCCGATAAGATCTGGCTGGTGCCCGCGGGCGGCTACAAGCCCGTCTACATCGGCATGGAGGAGGGCACGCCCATTCAGTTGGAGCTGACCCCCGACCAGACCGCAGACATGAGCATCGACGTAGTGGTTTCTATGTCCATCGACTGTGTGCCGGTGCTGGCGTCCCGCATGGCCGTCATCAACGCGTAAGACCCAAAGCGGGAGGGAGGAACCCCTCTCTCCCGCGGATATGGCGCGAAGCCTGCATGAGGGCGGAGCGCGAGAAACGAGCAAACATCTTGCATCTGAAAGGAGCGGAAAAGATGGCAAAAGAGAAACGGACGGCCGCAGATGTGGCGGCGGGAATCGAAGCGCAGGAGCTGGAAGCAGCCGACCAGCCCTTGCGGGAACAGACAAAGGCTGCGCCCGTGGCTGAACCGGAAGTGCCTGCGGCGGAGAAGGAACCCAAAAAGCTCTATACAGCCGAAGAGGTAGCGGAGATCGCCAAACAGGCGGCGGCGGAAGCCGTTGCAAAGGCCATGGCGGAGGTTAAGCCCCAAGTGGTTCAGGTGATGGCGGACACGGAAAAAGTGACGCTCCGCTGGTGCGCCCCGGTGGCGGACGATAATCTGGCTGTATTCGGCCCCAACGGGATGTACGGCACCGTGACCGGGAAGAACGGCACTGTGATGGTGCCCAAGAGCGAGTGGAGCCGGTTCTATGATGAGACGGCAAGACGGCTCATTGAGCGGCGCTGGCTGGTGGTGCTCTCCGGCATGACGGATGACGAACGGGCGGTGTACCACTGCGCATACCGCAAGGGCGAGGTGCTGGACGAAAAGGCGTTCCGCTGCGCCGTGACCATGGGAGACAAGCTGCTGGACATCTTCGACGATCTCTGCACGGAGCATCAGGAGATGGTGGCCAAGGCTTACTATGACGCATGGGAGCGGGGCGAGGTAAGCGCCGACAGCCGGGACCTGCTGAAGCAGCTGAACGCGAAGAACAAGGCCCGGTATGCGGAGGAACCCAAGGAGGACCCCCGGCGGAAGGGGATGTTCCGCCCGGTGCTGGACGCGCTGAACAGCGCGGAGGCAGCGGAAGAGGACTAAGGTCAAAAGGAGGAATTGAACATGGATATTTCCGGATTTGGCATTGCCAGCGTAGCGGTCATTACGGTGATCTGCTACCTGATCGGCATGGCGGTGAAGGCCACCGCCATTGAGAACAAATGGATTCCCATTGTTGTGGGCGTGTCCGGCGGGGTGCTGGGCGTGGTGGGGATGCTGATCATGGCAGACTTCCCCGCAACGGACTATCTCACCGCCGTGGCAGTGGGCATTGTGAGCGGTCTGGCCAGCACCGGGGTCAATCAGATCGCAAAGCAGATGAGTAATTAAAATTGCGCTCCCCGCAGGGGGACATTCCCATGTCGGGGCAAGGGGAAGGAATCTTTGGCGCAAAGATGCCTCCCCCTTAGACCCCCACCAGAAACATGGGGGACGCCACCGTCCCCCATACCCCCTCTGGCACAAAGGCCGGGGGCTGCGGCCCCCGCCTTTGGAAACCAACCCCCATAGGGAACGAGAGACGGGGGATGCGGACAAGGGGGACATAGATAGGATCGACAACCATTTTTTTGATTTGAAAGGAGAACAAATCATGGAAAAGAAATTTGCTGAAATCATCAACGAGGGCAAGAAGAACGGCAAGAAGCTCAGCGAGATTAACGCCGAGCTGAAGGCGGCGGGCGCCACCTTCCATCTGGACTACACCATGACTCCCGACGGCCCCCAGACCGGCTGGTCTGAGCAGGAAATGAAGGAGGGCTTTATTCCCGCGGAGACCGAGCCGGAGGACGTGAAGCACCTCCACGATTACATGCGGTACAACCCTGCCAAGGCCAACACCGAGGAGGAAGTCTGGGTGCCGGAGGGCCACTACCGCATTACCTTTGATGAGAGCGGCCATCCCACCAAGGCCGTGAGAGTCAATGGTTGATACCTTCGACTGCGCGAGAGCGCAGATCTACCACAACACGGCAAAGCTGACCCCGGCGCAGATCAAGGCGAAAACCGGCTGCACCCACATCATTAACGGCTATTTGTTCAACGGGAAGTTTCAGCCGGTGGGCTGGACGGTGATTGACGGAAAGATTATCAGCCGAGACGCGTATCAGGATTGGGGCATTTCCATCGGCAGCGACGGACTTCCGAAGATGCTGACGGACCGGGGAGGATCGTTCCTCTCCGGCGTCCCTCTCCTGAAAGCGGGTGCCAAACTGCGGCGAAACCTCACGCCGGATGTGGCCCGGTCTGCGGCCCGGACGGCGGTAGGCTGGCTGGCCAACGGCAAGGTCTGCCTTTGGTGCGACAAGGCCAGTCTGACCCGTGAACAGCTCCAAAACAAGCTGCTGGGGCTGGGCGTGGTGGATGCCCTCATGCTGGACGGCGGCGGCTCCACGCAGGGAATCTTCCCCGGCGGCAAAGTGATCAGCTCCCGGAAGGTGCCCACGCTGCTGTTGTTTTGGGAGCGGAAGGCGGCTACCACAAACCCTACCCCGGCCCCAGTCAATCCGGAGGAACCGGCGCTGGCATGGGGCAAGGCCAAGGGGCTGTTGACGGACAGCAATGCGGGGGAGACGGTGACACGGGCAGAGATGGTTCGTGCATTATACAAAATGAGGTGATGAGCATGGTTGGAATCAACGGATACTCCAAGGCCAAGGACGGAAACAAGCGTCTTTCCGCCCACTTCAAGGTCAAGGAGTTTGCCTGCAGGGACGGCAGCGACGCCGTTCTGGTGGCGCCCCGCCTTGTGATGGTGCTGGAATCCATCCGCACACATTTCGGTTCCGCTGTGCGGATCAACAGCGGATACCGGACACCCCAGTACAACGCCAAGGCGGGCGGCGTGACGGACAGCCAGCACTGTTACGGCACCGCAGCCGACATTTCCGTGGAAGGACAGAAGCCGGAACAGGTGGCGGCCTATGCCAGACAGCTGATGCCTGACTGGGGCGGCGTGGGCATTTACAGTAAGCAGGGCTTTACCCACATCGACGTGCGGGAGACCAAGGCCGACTGGACCGGCTGAGAGAAAACAGGCAAAAAGCCCCATGCCACTGGGAATGCGGCGGCATGGGGCAATATTAAAACAGAACATGACCGTTCCGAAGAAAAACAGACAGGACGGAGAACATATAAAAACAGTCCAAAAAGGAGGGCGGCTATGGGAACGAGTTGGAGCGAGATCATTTCGGACCATGCCATGGTTTTTATTGATGACGTGAGACTGACGGATCAGGCGGCGGAAAGCCCTGTGCGGTTCCTTCGGCGGATGAGCCTGTACATGAAAAACGCGATCCCGGTATTCAACCGTCCCCCTGAGATGGTGGATTACCTGAAGGAGGGACTGACGGAACCCGCCTACGGGGACAGCGCATGGGTCTCCACCTTGGAAAGCATTGCGAAAGAAACGAAGGTAGAGACTGGGATGACCGGCTACGAATTATTCTCCTGCGCACAGCGGGCGGAGCAGCCGGACGGGTCCGTACTCTTAGTACCGTATGGAGAGGCGGTGTATGACCCGGAGACCGGGACCGTGACCTTTCCTCCCCAGATGGACGCGGGATTGCAGTACGAAATGGACTTTTACACCGACGGGGCCTTTGCCCATGACCTGACAGCGGAGCAGAAGCGGCTGTTGGGATTGTGCGTAGCCTCCGTATGGGACGAGCGGTTTTTCCGCAACTGGCTCAGCGACGCGCCCAAGGATCATGACCGGAGCTTTAACCCACCTAACGAGCCGCAGTACATGGAAAAGGGCAGCAAGAAAAAACTGCAAAACCGGGGGCTGTTGAATCAGGAATTGCGGAAGTATGAGCAGGACTGCCTGTACGCAACGGCGTTCCACCGGTCGGCACGGCAGATGGAGCTGATCTGAAAGGAGGGGACCACATGGCGGACGCCAAGCACGGCATGAAAAACATTGGCCTTTTGGGCGGCGGGAACGGCAGGGCGACCAACGCTCCGGCTCAATACCGGGACCGGAAGCGGCAATATTTTGCGGATGCCACGGCTCGGTTTGTGGAGGAAATGGCTCCTTACGCTACGGACTTTGTGACGGCCCGGATGCAGGGCTTGGTTCCCGGTGACTTCTACCGGTGGAGCACAAAGCACATCCGCCTTTCCGACACCACCAAGCAGGGCGTCAGCCTTACCCGGAAAACCGATGATCAGAAGGCATTTCTGGTGGCGGATGCCGGGGTGGACTACATCCCGGAGGGAGCCAAGGTGGAGACCATGGGTTCCTACTGGCTGGTGACGAACCCCTCCAACCTGTCCAGCGCAATAGGGACCGGGATCATGCGGCGGTGCAACGCTGTATGGCGGTTTCTGGATTGGTACGGAAACATCCGGGAAGAACCGATCCTTGTGGAAAAGTCCTTGGCACAGGCCACGGCCAACGACTTCCAGGAAATGACCCTCATCATGCAGGGCTATTTCAACATCATCTGCCAGCGCAACGCCAACACAGAGCAGCTGGACCAGAACAGCCGCCTGATCTTAGGGCGGCGGGCCTATCAGATCACCGGATATTCTGACATTACACAGGAGTTTACCGGGGACGATGAGAGCACACACCTGCTGTATTTCAACGCCCGGATGCAGGAGCCGAACCATGAGATCGACGATATGGAGGCGAAAGTGGCAGGCGGGAAGAACTTCTCCTGGGCGGTATTTGTTGCCGGAAGTCCCCGGATGACGGCGGGGGATACCGTTTTCTTTACGGCACGATCTCAGCGAAACGGGACGGATGTGGAGAGCACCGCAGAACACCCGATCAATTATGTGTGGCGGTCGGACGATCCCAACGTGGCCACGGTGGACGCGGACGGAAAAGTGACGGCGGTCGCCGAGGGCACTTGCCAGATTATCGCCGCTCTGAAACAGAACCCGGCCTATAAAGGACGATTTGCGGTGACGGTAGAGGCGTCCGGCGAGAAAACGCCATCGGTGAAGTTTTTGAACGAGGTTCCCCGCTACATGGCCCCCTACGATGTGGAAACCTTGGAGGCAGCGCTGTTTATCGGCGGCGTTCGACAGGACGCGGCGGTAGAGTGGACCTATGAGGGAGCCGCAGAGGGTTCTTACAGCGTGAGTGTCAATGGAAACCGGTTGACAGTAAGGTGCTGGGGGAACAGCCCAAAACCGCTGACGGTAACGGCCAAGTGCGAGGGTGAAAGCGTCAGCGCGGAGATCGAATTGGAGGGCTTGTGAGATGGCAGAGAAGTGTCCATACGCTTACAAGCGGCCCGGAACGGTGAGTTTGCTGTGCGAGATGCAGCCGGGGCAGAAATTCCCCATCTGCGGGCACCAGCATTTGTGCGGCGTGACCGGGCAATGGGAGAACACACCGCAGGCGGCCTTGTGTCCCCTGCGAGGAAGCAACCGTGAGAAATTCCAAAAAATCTGAAAGGAATGACGTATATGGAATGGAAAAAGCTGACGGAGGAAGGGCTGCTGGCAGCCAGAGACTATGTACCCCTGATGGAAAAGGCGGCGTTTGCGGCGGAGTGCGCCGGACGGTGCTTTGACCGGATGGAGGTCCGGGTGGAGGGGGGACAGGTGCTTCCCTACTTCAAGGAGAATGTGGAACGGCGGAGCCGGTATCTCATGGGCGGCTTTGTAAAGCTGTATCTGGGAGAGGACTTTGAGCCGGTGGAGGGAGAAACCTACCTCATGTCCGCCGACGACTACGACCGCTGGGCCGGAGGTCACATTTTTAACCAAATCGACCGCATGAAGGGGAAAGGGCCGGAGCTGCGGGACAAAGCCTTTGACCTGCTGGCGGACTACCGTGATCTGGAAAAGATGCTGAAAACGGAGATTTACGGGATGCTGCAAGCCATGAACGATCCCGTGAGCCGGTTTCAGGACCTTGCGGCGCAGAGCATGACGCCGGAGGCGGTGCAAAAGACGCTGGACGATCTGAAGGAGGCCCGGAGCGCCTTTGACGCGGCCTTTCAGCAGCGGAAGGGCGGCGCACAATGAACCCGGCCTTCCACAGCCCCACCTATCCATTTGAGCGAGTCCAAAGCGGGTTTCTGACCTTCCGTGGGGCGGAGGAGATCCCCCACAAGCTGTTGACCTATCTGATGGACCTGCCGCTGCCGGACGGCTACGAGCCGGTGGATGACAACACCCGCCCCCGCGTCCGGCTGATGAAATATCTATGGCATGACGGGGCCAAGCCACTGGGAGAGCGGCTGCCTACGGCCAAGGAGAAGCAGAGCCTTCTTTTTGACGGGAACGAGCCTGTGGTAGACAGCAACACCCAGCGCCGCAAGCACCCAAAAGGGTATCGCCTTTACGCTCAGAAGTTCTGGGGAGAAGCCCAGACGGAGGCGAAAAGCACGATCAAATGTTATTTGGGCCGCATTTTTTCACAGACGCCCTTTGACGCGCGGATCGGGATCACGTTTGTGATTTCCTGCAACGTGAACCAAGAGACTACTACCAAAACGGAGGCATACGCCCGATCCTACGATATGGAGCAGTGCATTATCGAAGCGCTGAACGGGGTGAATCTGGCGGGGATCGGCGTGTGCGATTTCTCCCGTGCCGCACACGCGGACAACGGAAGCCGCCCGGTATATGACCAGACGGGCACGGTGGTAGGCCGGGAACTGAAAATGAGCATACATTGGGCGGAAAGCGAAGCCGCCATGGGGGATACCATTGAGGACTACTAAATTCACAACGGGAGGACAGCCACCATGAACATGGAAGAAGCAGCCGTAAAGATAGAGGGCCACGAGCACGAGATCAAGTCCCTGAAACACCGCATGGCCGATGTGGAGCGGGATCAGCAGGCGCTGCTCAAGCTGACTGCCAGCGTAGAGGTAATGGCGACCAAGCAGGAAGAAATGGGGACCAAAGTGAGCCGAATCGATGAAAAGATGACGGAGATGGAAGGGAAGTCCGCCAAACGGTGGGACAGTCTCGTGGACAAGGTGATCTGGCTGATCGCCGGGGCCTGTATTGCGGCGCTGTTTGCCAGCGCGGGCATTGCCATTTGATTTCAGATATTGGAGAGGATGAATTAAAAGGATGGAACTCTCACGGAATATCAAGCGGGCGGCGGACCGCTACGAACCCGTAGAAACCGCCGGACTGACCCTATGGCCCATCCGGGTATGTGAGCAGGAGGAATTTGAGCGGGCGAGACCCGCCATTGACGTGATCCAGCAGGCGCTCCCTGTGCGCTATGCAGTCATGCCTCTGCTGACAGCCTATTGGGTCATGGATCTGGAAAGTATGGAGCGGGGGGAAGAACCGGTGGGTCTTTTCAACCGGGCACTGGCGTTTTTGGCGCTGGCGCTGCGGCTGGGGGAGGGCCGGAGCCTTTCGGACCGCATCCGCCTGTTTCATGTGAAACTTTCTCCTGAAAACACAATGGATTTAAAGGGGATATGCTTTACATGGAACGGCGAGGAAGAAATCACCATTACCCCGGTACAATTCCAGAGGCTCAGGGCTATTCTGGCCTATCAGAACGGCATTGAGCTGACGGATGAGGACGCCAACCCGGACCTGTTGGAGGCGGAGGCGGAGCTGGCCCGGAGAAACGGGCCGAAACTGCGCCGGGACCCGGCCGGTCTGCTTTCCTCCATCGCCCTGTTTACGGGCTGTGAGGAAACAGAGATGGACGAATGGCCCCTGCTGAAGCTAAAACGGCGTCAGGAAGCCATCCAGCGGGCGGCAGATTATCTGATCTGCGGCATTTCGGAGGGCAACGGCGTGAAGTGGAAGGGCGGGAACCCTGTACCCCACCTTTTCTATGACCGGGAGCGGGACGACGCGGGAGACATGACCCCGCTGAGCCAATTTACCAACAACAAGGAACAAACTTAAAAGGAGTGTGAACAGACATGATCACTTTTACTGACAAGAGACTCTACCCTAAGGGCATTTGCTCCGCACAGCTTCAGGACCCTGTTACCGGCGAGGTTCTGAGCCAGAGCGACAAGTTCTCCACCGGTAACATCCAGTTCTCCGGCAACATCGACCCTCTGCGAGCGGGCCTTGGCAACGGCGTTGCCACGATTGTTGCCAGCGACAGCGATACGCAGGTGAACTTCACCCGCGCGGACTTCGACCTGATGAGCAAGATGATGGCTGTGGGCGGCACCGTGAGCTACAACGCCGTTTCTCCCGTCTGTCAGACGGTGGAGGCCACGGGCACTTCCCTGAAGGCCGACGTGAGTAAGCTGGTGCCTGTGGCCCAGTACGGCTATTCCTCCATTTTCTGCTACGTGCAGGAGGTGGGCGCGGCTTCCTCCTACTCTGTGGGCGGCGTTCCCTATCCCATCGACCCTGCCACCGGTGCCATTACCGGCTTCACCGCTGAGAGCGGCAAGAGCTACAAGGTGTGGTACTTTGCCCGGAAGCCCGCGGCTCAGGTGGGCGTGGTGCACAGCGCCTTTAATGGCCGCATCGTACACTTCACCGCGCAGATCGCCGTATACCAGAACGTGTCCGGCAAGAACAAGGGCACCCGCTGGGGCTGGGCCTACCTGATCGTGCCCCGCCTGTATCTGAACCCCGAAGGGGCCAACACCACCGGCGACCAGTCCAACTACGATACCACCACCATCACCGGCCGCGCTATCAATGAGGACGCCGACGTGATCTCCGCCGAATGCGACGCCTGCGGCGGCATGGGCACTTCCGCCTACATGGTGCTGGTTCCCGACGAGGAGAGCGACGAGGTGGCCGGGATCGCTGTGATCGGCGGCGTGGTGAGCGTGGCCGCCAGTGGCACTGCCCCCGTGAATGCCAAACTGGTTATGAAAAACGGGGAACTGGTGACGCCCTCTCCCGCAAGCCTGCTGAAGTACACCGTGACCGCCGGGACTGCTACCGGAACCACGGTCTCCAAGGACGGCATTGTGACCGCCGGGAGCACGCAGGGCACCGGGAGCATCGCCATCCAGTATCCCGCCGAGGGTGCTGCCAAGTACACTGCGCAGGCGGTTCTGGAAGTCACCGCCGAGTAAGGGACACACCAAAAACGCCTTATCCTAAGCGTTGGATAGGATGAGCCGAGCGGGGCTGACTGCCGGGGAAACCCGGCGGTCGGCCCCGCTTTTTGATCCCCGGCGGACGGGAGAGCATGAGGATCTCATGCTTTGGCGTATGCTTGGGATCATTTTCGTGAGGTCACGAAAATGATGGAAAGGAGCGGGGATATGAGCGGGAGCGCATCTGCCAGGATCACAGGGCTGGACGAGGACATGGCGGCACTGGAACAGCGGTTCAAGGCGGCGCTGGCGGGGGCCATGCCCACGCTGCGGGAGGATCTGTCCCAATGCCTTTTTGAGCACGTGCAGGGCGACGTATACGAAAAATTCGACCCAAAGGAATATATCCGGCGGGGAGAATACGGCGGCTTGGCCGACATCGACGGCAACACGGAGTTTGCGGTGACAGAGGACAGCGTTTCCATGGACTACCAGCCCAGCGGCGAGAGCGAACAGGTGGAAAACCCGCTGAACGGAGACGCACTGATCGGGCGCATTGAACATCTGGACCCGCCCTATGACTGGACCCGGAGGCCACCGGCCAGACCGTTTTTTGAAAATTTTGTCACGGAACTGGTAGAAGGCGGACGGGCGGAGGAAACGCTGGTACGGGCCATGAACCAACAGGACGCAGAATTACAGATCGAAGCCAACGGCTACACGGGCCGGGAGGGTGACGAAGGATATTGAAGTAAAGGTAGGGCGGTGAAGCATGGCAAAAATTATCTTTAAGGGCGTACCCGATTTTACAGAGGTCCGGGCGGAGATCGCAAAGCTGAAGCAGGAGGTAGCGTCGGTTTCCTCCACGAAGGTGAATCTGAACGGCACGGCGCAGGGTCTGAACGGCGCAGCCAATGCCGCCGGGAAGCTGGCGGGGAACTTACAGAAAATTTCCACTAACCCAACGGCAATTCAAAAGCAAGCTGAAGCGCTAACAGGGATTTCTACGGCAAGCAAGAGTGCGGCGGACGGTGCCACGGCGTTTGGAGAAGCGTTTTTGAACACCTCCGATAAGGTCCAGAAGGGCACGAAGGAGATGACCGAGAAAAACGGGCTGTTAGGGGACAGTTTTACCAACGTCTACCTGAAAATGCTGCAATGGCAGGTGATGGGAACCATCGTCTCCAAGACCATTGGGGCCTTCCGGGACGCCATTTCCACCATGAAGGCCGTGGACGATGAGATGGTGACGGTCCGCAAGGTAACTGGCTTTACAGCGGAGCAGATGGAGAAACTGCGGGACCGGGCCTATGAGACGGCATCGGCCTACGGCGAGGCGGCGGACGAATATCTGAACTCTGTGGCGGCGTTTGCCCGTGCCGGCTACGGCGAACAGGCGGACGCACTGGCGGAGCTGGCCACCAAGACAAAGCTGGTGGGCGACACCAACGCGGAAACGGCACAGCAGTTCCTGCTGTCCGTGGACGCGGCGTATCAGTACAAGGGCAACATTGAAGCATTGACCAAGGTGCTGGACGGCGCCAACGAGATTGACAATAAGTACGCCACCAGCATCGAAAAGCTGGCGGAAGGCTTGGGGACCGTGGCCCCTGTGGCGGCACAGGCCCATGTGGGGATCGATGAACTGACGGCGGCAATCGGTACGATCACGGCGGTCACACAGCGGAGCGGCAGCGAAGCGGCAAGAGCCTTCCGGGCCTTGGTGCTGAACATCGTGGGGGACACGAAAACCGAAATCGACGAGGGCGTGACGTGGACCACCGGAGAAATCGCCGGATTGAAGGACGTGATCCGGGAGTACGCCCCGGCTGCGTATGAAGCGGCCAAGGCCACCGGCGAGGTCATTGACCCCATGGAAGCCATCGGGGGCCTTGCTCAGAGCATGAAGGACGGGCTGCTGACCGAACAAAAGCTGATGGAGATGGTCAGCGACATCGGCGGCAAGCTGCGGACTTCTCAGCTGCTGGCCCTGATACAGAACTGGGATATGTACCAGTCCATGCTGAAAGACTACGCAAACGCCGTAGGCAGTGCGGACAAGGAAATTGAAAACGCGCTGGACAGCTGGACCCGTAAGACCAACATTCTGAAAAACGAATGGACGGAGTTCATCCAGAGCATGGTGAGCACCGATGCCGTTAAGGGCGGGCTGGACGTGCTGATCGGCGCGGTGGAAGTCCTGAACACGGACATTGGTCATTTCGCGGCGGTTTCCGGGACTGCGGTTTTGGGAATGCTGGCGCTGAAAGCGGCGGCCAAGGGCGCAACGGTGGCGTTCGCAAAACTTTCTGCGGCGGGGATTGCCATGAACCCGTGGCTGCTGGCAATCGCGGCGGCGGCAGGGGCGTTCAGCCTCGTGTGGAAGGCGACGGAGGACTACCGGAAAAGCCTTGACGCGCTGAACACGGAGATCGAGACCAACAACACCCAGTTAGAGGAAAACAAGAAGCGGCTGGAAGAAATCTATGCAATTCCATGGCATGATCTAACGCCGGAGCTGATCGAGGAAAAGAAGGCGCTGGAAGCGGAAAACGCCGAACTGGAACAGCAGATCAAGCACCTGACGGCAATCGCGGAGAAGAAGGCCCAGACCGTGGGCGGAGCCGGTGGGACTACCATCACGTCCATGGGCAGCGTGAAGGGCTACGATGAATTTGTGGGCCGGTCCTTCAACTCCACGGAGGAAATGATCGCCCAACTCCGGCTGGTGACGGGACAGGCCATCAGCACCACGGCAGACCTGGAACGGCTGGGGATCACCTACGAGACACTGGCGGACAAGGCCAAGGCGTACACGGACCAGCTTCAGTCCGGGCGAAGCATCCAACAGGACCAGATCAACGATTTCTACGCCGTAAAAACGGCGGCGGAACAGCAGGTGGCAGCCTACGAGGAAGCCATCAAGGCCAACGGCAAACTGACGGACGCCCAACAGGCGGACTATGACGTGCTGAAGGCATTTTTGGCACAGGTCAACAAGGCAACACAGCCCATGAGCGACTATGTGGCGGGGCTTTTGAAGGTACAGCGGCAGGCGGGGAAGTCCGGGGACCAGATTTACGATCTGGTGAAGCGGATGATCGTTTTGAACGAGAAAAAGCTGAACCTGAGCCAGCAGATCGGGGCGCTGCGGCAGCTGGCCACCGAGGCCGGGGCGGCTGCCTATTCCGTGGGCATGATCGGTGCCGCCAAGACGCAGGATGTAGAGCGGACCATCAAGGGCCTGTTGCAGACCGGAAAGGCCAAGACCTATGACGAAGCCCGTGCCATCGTTCTGAACCGGATCTACAAGTCCATGTTTACGGACACCGGGCGGGACAGCGGGACGGTGGATACCTCCTCCACAGTGGATACGTCCTCCACCACATCGTCCACGGGAAAGTCCACCAAGGACGCGGAGCTGGAACGGCTGAAGGACATTGTATCCCTGCGGAAGTCGGAGCTTTCCCTCATGCAGGAGCGTGGGGACAGCACGGCGGACCAGATCGACAAGATGCGGCAGATCCAAGCGGCGCTCCACGCACAGGCGGAGTATATGCGGCGGATCGGGGCCAGTCAGGCGGACATCAACGCCCTGTCTACGGAGCACTGGAAGATCACCAAGCAGATTCAGGAACTGCAAAAGGATCTTTGGGACGAACTGGAAGATGCCGTTAACAAAAAGCTGGAAGAAGCGGCGGATGCCCGCGACAAACAGGTTGACGCCATTGACAAGCAGATCGCGGCGCTGAAGGATGCCAAGCAAGCCGAGGACGAAGCCCTGAAACTGGAACAGCTGAAGGCGGCGGTGCTGGAAAAGCAGAACGCCCTGCTGGAAGCCCAGAAGGAACGGACGGTACGGGTATTCAACGCTGCAACCGGACAGTGGGAGTGGGAAGCCAACGCCTCGTCCGTGAAGTCCGCGCAGGATGCCTATGAAAAGGCCAAGAAGGACTTGGCGGACTATGAGCGGGAGTTGGCCCTTCAGCGGGAAATTGACGAACTGGAAGCCAAGAAAAAGCTCATCGAGGAGACTTATGACACCCTGAAGGCCGAGTGGAAGCGGATCACGGACAGCCTGCAGGAACCTACCCGGACCATTGACGATATTCTCAGCGACATTGCCAGAAACGGCACACCCAAAATGCGGCAGCAGGTGGAGGAGGTCAACAACCTGCTGGGCAAGCTGAACCAGTACATTGCCGGGGCTATGAATGGGATTATGCTCCCCGGACAGACGATGCTACCGGGGATGATGGGTGCGGCCGGGGCGACCGGAGGCTACCACTTCGACTACACGAAGAATCCGGGTGGCGGCTGGACGCAGACGGAGATGAACGAGGGGTTCATTCCCTCCGGGTCCTCCGGCTGGAAGTTGGCGGACGGCAGCGACGCCAACCTGAACTACCGGGACACCACGCCTTACAGCAAGGGCGTGAAGGGTTCCTACACCGGTGCGGACATGAGCCGGGACCAGAAACTTGCGGGCAGAACCGTTGAAAAAAACGGGTATGTGATCACCTACGATGAGAACGGGTACGCAACCAAGGCCATCAACGTGCATCAGGGAGCAGCCAGAGCGGGCCTCTCCGGGCTGTATCCAAAGGTGGATGCGGACGGCAACGATATGTACTACGCGGGCTTTGATAAGAACGTGGACTACACTCTTGCCATCAAGCAGGCCAAGGAGTCCGGGGCCGGGGAAGGGCTGATCAAGCAGTTAGAGACGGAGCGGCAGAACAAGATCAACGCCATGTACGGAGGGCAGGCCCCCGACAGGGGCGGAAGCAGCTCCGGGGGCGGCTCCTCGTCCTCCAAAGGAAATTCTTTCTCCAGTTCTTCCAGCAAGGGCTATGACAGCAACGTGGACTACTCTCTGGCCATCAAGAACGCGGAGAAGAGCGGAGCCAGTCAGGCCACCATCGACAAACTAAAAGAAGAACGGCAGAACAAGATCAACGATAAGTACGGCGGAAAGGACCCGTACAAGAAGTACGATTCCGGCGGCATCCTGCGGGGACTGGGGGGCATCAAGGCCACCAGTCAGGACGAAATCGTGATCCCCCCGCTGCTGGCGGAGAAGATGCTGGAACCCAGCGCGGACAGTACTTTCCAAAAGCGGATGAGCGAGCTTGGGTGGCTGTACGGCGCGGTGGAGCGCGGCGGCACCATGCCGGGAAAAACGGTGATGAGCCGGACCAGCTATGACCACTACGGAGACAGCTACAACGTAAACGGCGTTCAGATCGGGGCGGAGGCGGCCAACCGCCTGACCGTTGCGCAGGTCATGCAGGCATTGAACCACGGGGCCGGGAACTTGGGCCTCTACAAACATTAAGGGAGGCGGGCGCATGGCATTATTCCAACCAACGAATATTTATCCATCGTCCCTTGGGGAACTGGGAAACGGCACGGTTGACATCACGAAGCCGCTGACGGTGAGCTGGCAGGTGAACGGCAACTCCGCTATGACCGCGTTTTCCCTGACGATCTGCAAAAACGATGCGGCGTCCACACAGGTGTACACCACGGGGAAGCTGACGGAGGGATGCCCCTTCTATGGGATCGACTACGCGGGAAACACCGTGCTGTTTACCCACACCATTCCGGCTGACGCATTGAGCGGGGCGAATATGGAGAATGGGCAGCAGTACAAGCTGATCATCAAGCAGTGGTGGGGGGAGACCGACGCAGAGAGCGTGACCCAGCGGAGCGCATCGGTCTTTCTGACGAGGGCGGACCCGGTACTGGCCGTGGCTGCCATCCCCTCACCGCTGGCGGTGCGGAAGTACGCCTTTACGGCAACCTATACGCAGGCGCAGGGGGACACGCTGAACTGGGTGCGGTGGATGCTCCGGGCAAAAAGCAGCGATACGGCGCTCTATGACAGCGGGCGCATTTACGGCACGGCGGAGCTGCGGATGGAGTATGACGGCCTGTTTTCCGACACGGATTACGCCGTCCGCTGCCAGGTGCAGACGGAAAACGGCGTACAGGCGGACACCGGATGGGTGGATTTCCGGGTGGCCTACGCTACCGCCACCCCCACCGGCGCGGTGGTGGCCTGTCCCAACTGCAAAAAGTCCGGTATCCGGGTGACATGGCCGGGGCTGTACGATGTGCAGGGCACGGCGGCAGGAGAAAACCGCGTCCAAAACGGAAAGCTGGTATTGGGAGCGGATGGGACCGTGATCTGGGACAAGGTGACGGGGCAGCCGATGAACTATGCTCAGCCGTGGAGCTTGGTGTGGAGCGGGACGGTGGACGTGACCCGCGACAACCCCATCCTGACGGTGGGGTTGAATGGGGGCGCTGCCATCGTGACGCTGGGGAAGTCCGGCGTTTCTATGACGGTAGATGGCGGGGAGGTCTGGAAGGACGCCCTGCGCGGCGTAACGGCGGCGGACGAATGGACGCTGGTGATCACCGGCGGACAAATCTATCTCCGGCAGGTGACGTGGATCAACGCATTGTATCCCGCCGTGACCCTGTACCCCGGACCGGAGCTGTATCCCTCCAAGGGTACTCAGTCCGGCAACCTTTTCAGCAGCGAGGTAAAGCTGGCGGGGCGATCCATTACCTCTTTGACGCTGGGCGGCGTCCAAACCTGTGACTATCTGTGGGTGACGGGTGAGGTTCTGGAAGCCAGTGTGTTGGACCAGATTCTGAACCAGGACGGCTGGACGCCGGGGGCGTTTTCCGGGAACACACTGTTCCAGACGGATTTCGCCGGAGGCGGCCTGCAGGCGGGAAATCTGGCCTTCAGCGGAACGCTGACGGGCTTTGCCATTTACCGCTACCACGAGGGGGAAGCAACGCTGGAACCGGTGGCGCAGACGCCCCTTTCGGAGCGGGCCATTCTGGACTGCAAGGCGGTATCGCAGGAGACGTACCGCTACTATATGTTCGGACTGGGGCAGACGGCGGACGGGCAGGAGGTCATCGTGACCAACGCCATGATCTCCGACGCGGTGACGCCCATCTTCTGGGACTGGACGGTTCTGCAATGCACCACGGACGCAGATGGGGGCTATCACCCGGCGGCGATCTTCCGGTTCAGCCTGAACGTGGCCAGCGGGGAAATCAGCAACAACAACAGCCCCGGTGTGCTGGGGAATTTCACCCGGTATCCTACGGTACAGAGTTCCCCCAGCGATTACCGCTCCGGGGCGCTCTCAGCGGCCATAGGGCACGTTCTGACAAGTGGGGAGTATACGGATACCAACGAGGTGCGGAACGCCGTGTACGCCCTCTCAACCACGCAGGATACCCTGTTTTTGAAAGACCGGCGGGGAGACTTGTGGCAGATCAGGGCGGGCGGGGCCATTTCCATGAGCACTATGGACGGCAGCCGGCAGCAGGTGCAGACAGTGACGCTGCCATGGGTGGAGATTGGTTCCGCGGACGGGGCGCGTATCCTGCTCACATCGGGCGACGCTTTGTTTGCATAAGAGGGAGGCGATGCAGAAATGACCCAAGCGGAACGGATGAACGATTACCGCAAGATGCTGCGCCGGCCTTTTACCAAACTGTGCCGTCTGCGGTTTTTACAACCGGACGGTTCCACGGCCTTCGCACTGGACAACAACCCCACAGGGCGCTTTGCCGGGGCATTTATCGCGGACGGAAGTCTGTCCGTGAATTTGAACAACGGCCAGCGGAGGACGGCCTCGGTGACGCTGGCGAATCTGGACGGCACGTTCGATTACAACATCAACCGGGTGTGGTTCGGGAACCGGATCGCACTGGACGAGGGCCTTGTGCTCAGTGACGGCACGGACTTTTACATCCAACAGGGGGTCTTTCTGGTGAAGGACCCTGTGGAGACGCTGGAACCGGCCAAGCGGACGGCGGAATACAATCTGGTGGATAAATGGTCGGACCTGGACGGAACGCTTTTCGGCTATCTGGAAAGCACCTACGAGGTGAAGGCGGGAACCAACGTCTTTGACCCCATCGCAGCCCTGCTGAAGCTGGACCGGGGGAACGGGGATCTGGTGGACAATGTGGCTCCGGTATTCACGGAATACTACAACGGCAAGACTCAGCAACTGGCAAACGGCACCACGGCCAAGCTGACGGATGCACCCTACACCCTGCGGGTGGACAGTGACAACGGAAGCTATGCGGACGTGTGCCTCGGCCTTGCGGAAATGCTGGCGGCGTGGATCGGGTACGATGCCTCCGGCGCACTGCGGATCGACCCCTCTCAGGATGACATTCTGGACAGCGACAAGCCTCTGGCGTGGCAGTTCTCCCAAAGCGAGGCGGAGCTGCTTGGAACGGAGTACACGGAGAAGAACACGGAGGTGTACAACGATTTCATCGTGATCGGGGAAGCCGTGAACAACAGCGCGCAGGTGGCGGCGCGGGCGCAGAATTTGGACCCGGCCAGCAGCACGAATGTAAGTCGGATTGGGCGCAAAACCGTGCGCTTCCGGGCGGCGGGATATTCCACGAAAAGACAGTGCGAGGACTTGGCTGTGTGGAAATTGAAACGGTCCGCAGCACTGCAAAAGTCTGTCTCGGTTTCGTGCAGTCAGATCATGCACCTGAACGAGAACGAACTGATCTCCATTGTGCGGAGCGACAAGGCGGGGTCTCCGGTGGAGCGGCATCTGGTGCAGGGGTTCACAAGGCCCCTGACATGGAGCGGCCCCATGCAGATTTCCGCCGTGTCCGTACAGGATTTCCCCACGGCCACCGTGACGGGGTGGCCCACCTGAACAGTGAAGCAGCCCCAACGGGGCACCGGATCAAAAGGAGGAACTTTTATGAAGAAGAATCGTTGCGGAAAAACGGCCCTTTCTTTTCCTGAGAGGGGGCGGATGTAATGGCATACGAAAAAACCACATGGGTCAACGGTCAGGCCCCGGCGCTGGACGCGGAGCATCTGAACAAGATTGAAAACGAGCTGGAAGCCCTTGACCAGCGGAAGGGCAGCACCACCTACACCGCCACCATCGGAACCACGTGGGTGGAGGACAGCAACACCGGTGTCAAGACGCAGAGCGTTGCCATCGCCGGAGTGACAGCCCAGAGCACCGCTATGGTTGATCATGTTTACACAGGCAGCGGGACCTCCGACGATTACGCAGCCTTCGTGGAGGCGGAAAATCAGTATCTCAACTGCATCACCAACGGCTACGCAGAGACCTATGACGGCGGCATCAAATTTACGATCTTCGGGGACGCCAACACGGTTGCGATCCCCATTGTTGCGGAGGTGAGCTGATGGGCCATGTAACGGTGGTTGGCGGGTGCAGAGCGAAAGCCCCGTTAACCGGTATCTTGGCAAGCACTTTGCCGGTAGGGTCTACGGTCAAACTCATGGAAAACGGTGCGGCTGTTGAATACTTGGTTGTCAACCAAGGCATCCCCAGCAACAGCAGCCTGTATGACGCAAGCTGTGACGGGACGTGGCTACTGAGGAAGTATATTCACAGCGAACGGCAGTGGCATACCTCCGACGTGAACAAGTACGAAACCAGCGCTATTAACACTTGGCTGAATGGGGACTTTTTCAATGCGTTGGGCAGTGCGGAACAGGCTGCAATTCGGAAAATAAAAATTCCTTACTGCGTTGGTAACGGGATCTCGACGATCAACGGCGGGGCGAATGGCCTGTCTACGAAGGTTTTCCTATTGGGTGGTTATGAGGTTGGGGCAGACAGCGACTACAGCTACTTCCCGGTTGACGGCGCGAAACTGTCTTACTTTGAGCCTGGGACCGGCACGTCCGCCAATAAAAAGCGAATCAGCTACCTGAACAACGGTTCGGTTCGCTCCTGGTGGCTCCGTTCCCCGCACGCAAACGCAACCACCCAAGCGTGCCGCGTCACCGACGAAGGCGACTACGCAACAAGCACCACATCCCGCTCGCACGGTATCCGCCCCGCCCTGATCCTCCCCAAAACTGCTCTGTTTGACGCATCCACATTGATTCTAAAGGGGGTGGCATGATGGGATACTGCTTAATGATGCGGAAGGGCGAGGTGCATACGGCACCGGTGACGTACAAGGCGAATTTTGCGGACAATACGTGGGCGCAGATCATTGATGCCTGCCACAAAAACAAAGTGCCGGATACTTGGGCGGTGGGGAACAGCAAGACTATGCTCATTAACGGAACCGAGTATCAGATCGACATTATTGGCAAGGGGCATGATGACTATGCCGATGGTAGCGGCAAGGCTCCGCTGACCTTCCAGCTGCACGACTGCTACGGTGAGCTGGAAGCTATGAACAACAGCGCCAATACCAATTGCGGGGGTTGGATGAGCTGCGACATGCGGCAAACGCATCTTCCTGCCATCCTCGCCCTCATGCCAACAGAGGTGCAGAGCGGCATCCGCGAGGTGAATAAGCTGACCACGGCGGGCTGCGAGAGCGCCACCATCAACACCACGGCGGACAAGCTGTTTCTGCTGAGCGAGATCGAGATTTTCGGCAGCGTCAGCTATTCCAAGAGCGGCGAGGGCACGCAGTACGACTACTACAAGGCGGGCAACAGCAAGGTGAAGAAGTATAACGGCAGCGCGTACAACTGGCAAGAGCGCTCTCCGTATGGCAGAAGCACCTCGTTTTTCTGCATTGTCAACAGCAACGGCAACGCCGACTACGACAGCGCGCGCACTGCGTTTGGCGTGGCCTTCGGCTTCTGCTTCTAAGGAGGTGGCATAATGGGCAAGGTGATTATGAGCGGCATTGTGCCGCTGCTGAAAGCGCCGGTGACGTATAACGCAAATTTCGCGGATAACGATTGGGCCACGATCATTAAAGCCTGCCACAAGAACCAAGTGCCGGAGACGTGGGTAGTTGGGAACCAGAAAGCCATGACGATTAACGGGGCAGATTACGTTATCGACATTATCGGAAAGGGGCACGATGACTATGCCGATGGCTCCGGAAAAGCTCCCCTGACCTTCCAGCTGCATGACTGCTACGCGGACAGAAAGATGATGAACGGTGGCAACACCAACAGCGGCGGCTGGACGAGCTGTGACATGCGAAGCACACACCTGCCCGCCATTCTGGCGCTGATGCCAACGGAGGTACAGAACGGCATCCAAGAGGTGAATAAGCTAACCTCGGAGGGTTCCCGGAGCACCACCATCAGCACCACGGCGGACAAGCTATTCCTGCTGAGCGAGATTGAGATTTTTGGTAACATCACCTATTCTGCAAGCGGCGAGGGCACACAATACGCCTACTATAAGGCAGGCAACAGCAAGGTGAAGAATTACAACGGTAGCGCGAACTACTGGTGGCAGCGCTCTCCACGCATTGGCAACTACACGAGTTTCTGCGCGGTCAGCAACAGCGGCCTCGCCGACTACATCAGTGCGAATGATGTGTATTGCATATCTTTTGCCTTCTGCTTTTAAGTGTCACAAAACAACTCCACCGGATCAATTCCGGGGGAGTTGTTTTCGGTGCCGCCATATTTCCCGTTTTTTCGACACAGCAGCTGTGGTACACTGGCCGCAGAAAGGAGGGGACGATATGGAGCATCTGGACCCGGAATACCTCTGCCTGTTTCACGCCATTACGGAAGCCATTGAAGAACTGGAACGCCTAAAAGCGGACCTGATGGCGGCGCAGCGCAGGGCGGAGGCCCTTTACATGGAGCGCACGGACTAACCGTGCGCTCTTTTTATAGTTGTGCGGTCTTATGCAGACAAAAAAACACACGCCCGAGCGATTGGAACGCACGGACGTGTGTTTTGGTTTCAGGGTGAATGTTGAGGGATCAGGCATAAAAGGCGGTGAGCTTGTCGGCGCTGCGCTTGGCTTGCAAGTCCCGTTCGGCAAAGACCTTCTTGGCGCTTTTCCGCCCGGAACGGTCCATGAGCCGCCCGGAATAACGCTGGGTGGTGATGGGGCTGGCATGGCCCAATTTGGCTTGCAGTTCGTTTTCGGGCATACCAGAATTGAGATCCAAACGGGAGCCGACGTGGCGGAGATCGTGGCTGCGGATGTCAGGAACGCCGGTGACGGAGCGGACATGGCGCTCCACCAGCTCCGAAAGCCACTGTTTTGTGCCGGCCTTCCATTCGCCGGAACGGAGGGTGCCGAACAGGGGGGCGGTATCAGGAAGATCGTCTGGGCGGATGCCGCTGGCGAGGTAATGGCGGAGGGCGATCACGGCGATGTCGGGCAGGTCCACCACCCGGAATTTATCGCCCTTGCCGTGTTCCACGCGGAGGTCGGCGTCCTCCAAGTCGATGTCCGCCGGGGTCAAGGCCCGCAGTTCGGCGTTGCGCAGTTCGGTGGTCAGCAGCAAGATCACGATGGCGTAATTCCGAGGCCAGTTCTCCGGATGGGTGGTGCGGACGGGGGAATCCCTCCATAGCTTGCAGACCTGCTCATCGGTGAGCAGCACGTCATAGGGGCGCTTTCCCAATTTGCGGAGGGAGGGCATGAGGTAGAGGGAAACAGGGTTTTGCTCATAAAAGCGATCCTCACCCAGTTCCGGGGAGCTGGCGTAGGTGAAGAAGGAGCGGAGGACCACCAGATGATACCGGACGGAGACAGGGGAGAGGCCCCGGTCAAAGAGGTGATCCCGGTAGGCTTGCATGGTGGTGAAAGTGGGTTCCTCGGTGGAAAGGCCGCTTTCCACGAGGAAGGAATAAAAACTGTTTGTGACGGCGGCGTAGGCGGTGACGGTGCGCTCCGCCGCGCCGCTGGCCTGCACGTTGCGGAGCCAGCTATCTAAGGCCGACATGACCCGGCGCTCCTGCGCAGAGGTTCTTCCCATAAAATCAGTCCTTTCCTAAAATTGGGGGCGTATCAGGCCCCGGCGGTACACAAGCTGCTTTTCACGCAGAGATCCACGCCCAACTCGTCCACATGGATCCGGTCGATGATGAAGTCGCCGTAAGCGGCCATTTCCAGTTTGTTTTCCGGGTTGATGTGGGTGGCGAGGCCGTCAGCGGAGACGGTGAGGCGGGGCACTTCTTTTCCGTATTTGTCGTCAAACTCTCCGAATTGCAGAATGGAAACAATATCTTTCACGGTCAACATAGTCGGTTTTCCTCCTGAATGTGTAAAAATGTGTAAAATCTTTTGGCGTGGGGGGCGGTCAAGCGGTCTCAGCGGCGGTAAATTCCAGCGTCCGGCGGCGCAGAATGCCGATGAAGATGGAGCGGAGCTTTTTGTCCTGAGAAATGATGGTAAGTTTCGTGACGGCTCTGCATTGCGTGACGGTAGCGCCCGCCGCTTTCATGCGGTTTTTCAGCCGGGTCAAACGCTGTTGGAGATCGCAGCCAGATTCACGTTCCAGTTCCTCATAGAGTTCCCGGCGGAACATCTGGTGGTTGAGAGAGAAATGCTCGACCAGAGCGTTGATGGTGTGGTTTGCGCTCTCCTGCCAGTTATCGCCGGAGGAAATGGGAGCGACATAGGCGGCTGTGACCTTATCCATTGTATCAGAATTGTGCTGAACCTTTAAGGCCAGTTCGTTCATCTGCCGCTCCTGCTCGTGCTGACGCATTTCGATATTGATCAGAGCCTGAAGCTGGGGGGATAGGGTGGAGAATTGAGGGTCGGAGGACTTGGCCCGGAAATAGCCCTTGACGAGTTCCCGCTGGACTTTCCACGCCAGATCATCGGTGAAGGACTTCACCAGCATGAGATAGCCGGATTCTGTAATGAGGGTGACATCTTCGGTTGCCCTTTGGGGAAGTCCGTCCCAGCGCCGACGAAATTCGTCGGCGCAAATTTTGAAGTAATCTTCGCCCTCGATGAAGTGGTCACGGTTGGAGCGGAAATTGCGGCTGGCAGTTCCGTCCGGTCGGCCATGCACGGCGTCGATCTCCTTAAAGGTGACGACCCGCTGCCCGGAAAATTCCTTGACAAGAATTTCGGCGTTGTTGATGGTGGTCAACTCCTGCATAAAAAAAGCTCCTTTCAAATGGTCTTGATACTTCCATTATTCCACAGCCCTCCAAGGGGGTTTTTGACAGGTTTTACGAGGGTTTTTCGCTGTCGGTGGAAATAATGGGGGTTGACCTTTCGGAAGAAGCATAGTAGAATATTTACACACTCCGAAAGGTTGTGTGGATAGCGGTTTGCTGGGTATCTTGGAGGATGTGCAGCAAGCCGTTATTTCTTTTTGCTCAAAAGGCGATTGATGGCGGTGCGAATTGCTTCGGCTCGTGTAATTCCATTCTGGTCGCAATATTCGCAGAGCCGCTTGTCGGTTTCAGCGTCCAGTCGAATACTGAAACGAACATCTTTAGGGTTTTCGGCCTTTGGGCGTCCGGTTTTCGGTGACATTGTTCACCTCACTTTCCGTCACGCATTAAATATAGTTTATGCGTGACAAAATGTCAAGAGAAAACTTTGCGGAAAGGATGATTATTTTTGTTTACTTACAAAGAAGGGAAAGAAACAGAACAAGCACTTTGCGCATACTTCGCTGCCCATAAAAGGACTGAGGCAATTAACTTTTTTGGTCGAACTGAGAAAGTCCCCAACATTTTAAAGAAACGGTATATTGAGGAGCTTAGCAATACAAAGGCGTTTGGGATCAAAGTCGTTCCAGATGGGGATGGCTTTTCACAGATAACATATTTTGCGTGTGATGTGCGTGGCTCTGAAGATTCATTTTTCAGGGGAAAGATGTTAGATAAAATAATGTTTCCATATTTTTCGGAGTACGGATATTATGAATCGTCTATAAAATATATACCCGACGGAGAGGCTGCGGAGCAAGTTGAACCACCCGCAGAACTGTTCAAGAGATATACGTACTTCTGCTTTGACAGCGGGGATAAGGAGCAGATTTTAAGCGTACTAAAAGAAATTGCGGCATTTTCCCCTGAAAAAATTGAAGAAATAGCCGAGATAAACGTTAGCTATTTTACTCTTGCAGATACATATTACCCATGGGTAAAAAAATATGAAGATAGACAAAATCCGCTTGCTAATAGCTGTTTTTCCGCACTCAGAGAAAGTGAGACACCATTTATTGAAATTACAGACAGGAATGGGTTTATTTCAAGCAGGAATATGATTTGTGAGATGGAAGAAACTCCGTTTCACAAAGGGTATCGGTTAGATTTAAGAAGAACAGTCAGAAGCTCTTGGGAAGCTAATATAACTCGAATACTAAATAAGCTAAATGTTCCATATGAATATGAACGAGAATCTTACAAAGTTGGAGAAGATTTTTATTTGCCGGATTTCTTTCTTGCCAATAACACAATTTTAGAGGTCAAAGGCTTTTGGGATAACGAAAGCCGAAAGAAGATTGCCGGCTTACAAAAAGAACACCCTGAATTTAAGATTCTTCCCGTAGATAGCGATATGTATGAAAGCCTAAAAAACAAGTTTGCAAACAATGTATCAAATTGGGAGGAATGTGGGGCACATAAACCGACAGCAGAGAAAGTAGCCATTGTTGGGATGAAGTTTTGCGCCGACAAAGTTACGATTTCAAGATTGAGCAAGGGGCACAGTCTGACGTTTAAGCGAGAGCCGGACAATCAATTTGACCGCAATGCTATTCTGGTTCAGACAGAAGATGGAAAACCAATAGGGCATCTATCTGGAGATTGGGCGGCGGTGTATGCCCCAAAAATGGACTGCGGAATGAAATATTCGGCAACTGTTTTTGATATTCAGCCGAAAGTGATAATTGCAAAAATGTGGAGGACAAACACTGAGGAAGAAGTCCTTTATGAATGTTTCAAATAAAAAAGAACGCCGCCCAAAGGGGCGGCGTTCACGGCGTAGGGGTCAGGCGGCGGAGATTTTCCACGGCGCTGACGATCAGAGGAACGGCGCCCAGAATATCATCCTCGGTAACGGTATAGGGGAGGGTGAAACGGACGGCGGAGCGGGCGCGGCTGGCGGGGTAGCCCATGGCCCGGAGGACATAGCTGCCGTCAGCCTCTCCGCTGGTACAAGCGGAGCCGGAGGAAGCGTACACGCCCTCCGCAGACAGGGCCATGACAAGGGCCTGAGATTCCACGCCAAGGAAAGAGAGGTTGGCGTTGCCGGGAAGCCGGAGAACCACGTCACCGATGGTGTAGGAGCCGTTGACATAGGTATCCGGGATGAACCTCAACAAATAGGCAATGAGCAGGTCCCGGCAACGGGCGATCCGCTTCATGTTGGAAAGCATATTGTCCATGCGCTCATGGAGGGCCGCTGCCATCGCGCAGGCGAGGGGAACGCTTTCGGTGCCGCCGCGCTTGCCCCATTCCTGACCGCCGCCGCGGATCATGGAGAGCAGGGGCGTGCCCTTCTTGACGATCAGACAGCCGGTGCCGGAAATGCCGCCAAACTTATGAGCGCCGAAGGCCAGATAGTCCACGCCAAGGGCCTTGAAGTCCACGGGGATCTGGCCGACCGCCGCCGTCGCGTCACAGGCGAACAGGGCGTTGGGGGCGTTTCGCCGTCTGGAGAGAATGTCGTAAGTCTCGCCGGTCTCGTTATTGGCCATCATGTGGGTGAAGCCGGTGCGGTCCGTGCGGTGGGGATGATCCACGGGGGGATATTCCAGAACGGCGTGGTGCTCGTAACTGCGTGGGAATGTCAGCTTGCCGGTGTAGGCGCTCAGACTTTCCATCATCCAGTTGCAGGCTTCCGTTGCTCCGCTGGTGAAGTAAACTTCCTCCGGGAGACAGTTCAAGTCCTGGGCGATGGAGGCGCGGGCTTCCTCCAGGGCGATCTTTGCGGCAACGCCGCAGGCATGAAGGGCGCTGGGGTTGCCGAGGGGCAGAGCGCGGGTGAACGCCTTGATCGCGGCAGGGGAGGGCGGTTCGTGGGCCGCCGCGTCGAAATAGTAGGTGTTGAGCATTGGGGATTCCTCCTTGATCTTTCCAGTATTCTATCTTCATTGTACCAGCCGCTGACAAGGGGCTTTTTGACAGAATACTTGACTTTTCACAAGGCCCGCGCCATAATGAATTTGGCGAGTCCCTGCGGATATTTGCCGTTTTCCTCATGCTGTCCGTCCGGCAAGATAGAGCAGCATGGGGAAATTTTATACCGGTTTGGCGGTCGCCAGCAGGGTGATCCCGCGCTCAATGGCTTCCGTTTTCGTGACGTTCTGCTCCCGGCAGTAGGTTTCTAAAATCTGCTGGCTGCGGTCATTGATACGGATGCTGATTTTGTGAGGGCGAGGGTTGTCTGTGGGACGGCCCAGCTTTGCGGCAGACATGGGGATGATCACCTCCTATTTTGTCTGGCATAAGTATCATAGCATTTTGTCTGGCAAAAGTCAAGGGGGAAGCGAGGCGAAAGGGGACAAGATGTATGATAAGAGGGCAGCGATTCCGGAACAACGCGAAGCGGGAGTATAACCTGTGGTGGTGGAGCCGACACGGTAAAAGGAGCCGACGGCGTTCCTTGCCTGAACGGGAGCGCCGGTGCGCGGATTGTCAAAACAGCGATATTTGCGCACTGTACGGGAAGTCCGACGATCCAAGCTGCTTTGCGCCCAAGAATGGATGCGAGGGGAAAGGCAATCAGGAAAGGCTGGAATGGGGCGTTGTGCTTTTGATCTGTGTGGTAATATTCGTTTTATTCTTTATTTCCATTACATTTGCGAAATGAAAAAAGCCGCCCACCACGGGCGGCTTTGCTTTTTAACTTGCTTAAATTTTGCTTAGACTTTGCTGATTGTTTGCTGATTTGTTTGCTTATTGGATTTCTCCGCGCCAGTATGCCGCATTTTCTTCCTCTGTCGGAAAGTCAGGAGAGAGTCCCCGCTTGCGGCGGTTTCGCCTCCATCCGCTGTAAATCTTCATATCGCGCTCGTCAATGCTGTATCCGATTCCGCGCTCGGAGCGGTTATGGATGAGCAGCGGACGCGGGTAATTTAGATTCCGCGCCCGCAAAACCTCGTATTTTCCAACGGGATCTTCAAGGTTCCAGCCGCTTTGGGTCAGATACGTTTTCAGGTCGGACAGCATCCCGTGTCTGACCGTTAATCTGTTTTTCATCGGTTCCTCCGTTTAAAGGTTCTGGAATGTGGCGTCGAACATCACAACGCCGTTGGAGAGGTCGGAGTAGGGAATGCCCACCCAGACGGCCTGTCCGACAGTGAGACCGGAGAGGGACGAAGCGTAGGGCAGGTTTAGCACGGTATCGTCAAAGGGAAGCTGGACGGCCACGGTGCCGCCGCTGGGGGCCGCTTTTACGGTGGCTTTTTCCAGACGGAGACAGGAGCGGGTAGCGTCCGCCACTTTGGGCTGGAAGTAGTTGTTCCAGAGGCTATCAGCCAGCGCTTTCATTTCGGCGTTTGGATTACTCATGCAGTGCACCTCGTTATTCCGCGCCGGTCAGACGGGCCTCCACCAGCTCCATTCCACGGCTTTCCAGATAGGAGATCAGGAGCAGGCGGGCGGCTTCCTCGCTTTCGGCGTCCACGGTATGATCGAACATCCGCAGCTCTCCCGCCTTGGTCTCGGCGGTGACGCTGAAGGCGAAGTCCAGGCGGGTGACATTGGTTTTCAGGTTCATGTGGTTTCCTCCGTGATCCAGATTTCAGAGACGGTAAAGGTGAAGCAGATACCCCGGTCCGTTTTGTCGGTCTGCACAGTGTCGCACTGGCAGAACAGGAAGGAGAGGGCCTGCCGGATGGTGGAATTAAGGACCACAAGGGGAGTGGGAAATTCCAGCGCAACGGAGGCGTTCTCCCGGTTCTCATGAGGCGGCTGGTCCAGCAAGCGGACCTGGGGGACCAGACGGTCGATCTTCCCGGCGGCCTCCCGCAGGGCGTTGTATCGGTTCATGGCGGTGGGGTTCATGATCTTCATTGTAAAATTCTCCTTTACCGTTAGGCGTGTAATTCCTTTTTGTGAGAAAATTATAGGCGTTTTCGCATGGAATGTCGAGTTAAAAAAGGGGAACTTTTTCCAAAACGGAAACCGTTCCCCCTTTTTCGGTATGAGTATGGTCTTGATTAAAATTCTTGCGCTGACGGCCCCACAAGCGGCCTGAGAGATAAGAGAGAGGCGAGGGGCTGAAAACTGCCCCACGAAACTCAAGGGGCGCTTACAGGGCTTCTGTGGGCAATTTACGAAATGGGGGTATCAGCCGTTCAGGGCGTCCTTCAGGGGCTTTGCGGGGCGGAACACCGCAACCGTCTTGGCGGGAAATTCCTTTTCCTCGCCAGTACGGGGGTCTTTCCCCACCCGTGCTTCCCGGTGCTTCACGGCAAACTTGCCGAAGCCGGGGACTTTGACCTCGCTGCCGTTGAGCAGGGATTCCTCAATGACGGTGAACACGGTATCCATCATGATGGCGGTATCGTGCTTGGTGTGGCCGGAACGCTCCGCCACGGCGGCGATCAGTTCAGTCTTGTTCATGGGACATCCTCCTTTCCTAAAATTTCAATGGCAGGGATGGCTGGATTCGGACCAGCGCGTGAGGGAGTCAAAGTCCCTTGCCTTACCGCTTGGCTACACCCCTATGTTTGTCTGTCTTTCCAGACTGTCACCGCTGCGTGTCGGCTGCCTGCGGTTGGCCCCCATAGGTACACGTTTCTGTTGCCCTGCTGCGCCCATCTCCGGGCAACCCGTTTGTGAGTGTACTTCTCACGGCGCTGGATGTGGTGCAGACGGCGGGACTTGAACCTGCATCGATCCCCATTTCGGGGGTGCTCTACCGACTGAGCTACGTCTGCATATAGGTGCCGGTCTTTCCCGGCTGTCAAATCCTATCCGTGTGCCGCTTTAGCCAGAGGATCATAGGCGCAATTACATCATCGACACTTGAGGGGCTTACTTCAGGACTTCGCATCACCCATCCGACTATCCCGCTAAAACGCTGTTCACTTGCGGTGTCCACGGAAAATTGGTGCAGACGGTTGGAGATGCCCACAACTCCCCACGTGATCGTCCGCGGCTTGGACGTCTGCATATAGATGCCGGTCTTTCCCGGCTGTCAGGTTGCTCAAGTGTCTCTGAGAAAACCATCCCGATAGCGGCTGTATCAACCCGCCGACTCCACTGCCAGATGTGGAGGTTTCATTCCCACTACGGTTTATAGAGTAACCACCTCTTATGTGGGCGGGCATGGTGCAGACGGCCGGAGAGGCCCCCGGCTCCCGGTGGAAAGGACAGAAGTACCGGTTGGACGTCTGCGTGATCCCGCCTTGTTTGCGCCATGGCGGGTGATGTGGCGGCCCGTCTTTCCGGGCTGTCATACACATTCAGGAGGCTTTGCGATCCATACAGGGCGCTGCTCGTGCACCCTTGGAGCGGATAATGGGAATCGAACCCACCTTCGCGGCTTGGGAAGCCGCCGTTCTGCCGATGAACTATATCCGCATTGCTGCCCTGCCGGAATTTCACCGGGGCACCGCTCCGAGAACGGCGAGCGTGTACTTACGGGCCACGCTTGGAAGGTAGGAGAATACTACGTGCGGCATTCGCGCCGCTGGTGAGCGAAACCGGAGTTGAACCGGGGGAACAGAGGATAACCCTAACACTCTGCTCACGCGGGAGA